TTGAAAACTGCCTTTTCTGATTTCAAAGTGCCAAGCCGGTTGAAGCGCTTTACCTTGCTGCGCCCGTTGATCCAGGCGACCGATAACCCTAACGCCAGCATTGCGCTTGATGTGGATTATGGCGACCAGCCGGCGCAGAATGTCCCGTCCTTTACCAACACTTCCGCTTTGTGGGATAGCGCGGTTTGGGACGTGTCATCATGGGGCGGCACGCAAACGATTCGCCCATGGGTTTCGCTTGGCAAGATCGGCTATGTTGGCGCGGTGCGAATGGCCGGGCAGACGCGCGGCTTCACGATTCAGCTTTCCGCCTTCGATATCGTGTTTGAACCAGCGCAAGCCCTGGGGCTATGATGCAGCTTGTGTTTGGTGAAGATCGCGCCATTGCTGAATGGGTTCTCGCGCGCATCCCGCACGCATCAGGCATTGCCGGCGATGGTTACGCCATTGGCGTTCATGACGGCGCGGCCTTGGTGGCGGGCGCGGTCTATTCTGGTTTTACTGAGGGTAATTGCGAAATGAGCATCGCCGCCGTGACGCCGCGATGGGCGCAGCGCGGGGTGATCCGGGCCTTGCTGCATTATCCCTTGGTCCAATGCGAATTGCGCCGGGTGACGGCGATGGTGCCGCATGACGAGGCCCGCACGCTGCGCTTTTTGCGCGGTGTCGGGTTTAAGCAGGAAGGCACCTTGCGCGATTGGTTCGCGCCGCGCCGGCATGGTGCGGTAATGAGTTTCATGCGCCGCGATTTTGAACGGCTATTTGCCAAAAGGAATTGAGAATGGGCAAGAGATCACCCCGCGCGCCTGCCGCGCCTGATCCGGCTGCAACCGCAGCGGCGCAATCGCAAGCAAACCGCGAGACGGCTATTACGCAATTTGGCCTTAACGCGGTGAACCAGCGCGATCCTTATGGCAGTTTGCAATTCAACCAGATCGGCACATGGGCGGACGGCACGCCGCGCTTTGAGGCGGTGCAATCCTTGGCGCCGGAAGAACAGCGCGCCTTGGACCTGTCACGCCAAGCCCAAGACATTTACGGGCAGGCCGGAGTGCAACAGCTTCAATCGGTGCGGGAAAGGCTGGCAACGCCCCTAAACCTGAACAACGAAGCCGTCGAAGGCCGCCTGATGGAATTGGGCAGCCGACGCCTTAACCCGGTGCTGGAAGAACGGCGCAATGCGATGGATACGCGCCTGCGCCAGCAAGGCTTGATGCCTGGCACGCAAGCCTATGACGTGGCAATGCGCGGCGTTGGCGAGGCCGAGAATGACGCCTACAACCAACTGTTGCTGACGGGACGCAATCAGTCCATCAACGAAATCCTGACCGAGCGCGCCAGCCCCTTGAACGAGGCTTCGGCGCTGCTGACCGGCCAGCAAGTGCAAGCGCCTAACTTTGTGAACACGCCTCAGACAAGCGTGGCGCCGACTGACTATATGCAAGCGGTAGGGTTGCAACAGGCGGCGCTAAACAATGCGTTTAACGCGAGAAACCAAAATTATCAGACGCAATTGGCCGGCATGTATCAGCTTGGATCGGCTGCGCTTGGTGGCGCTAGTCGCGTTGCCATGGGCGGCATTGGAGGGCGATAAGTCATGTCTGAATCCTACGCATCCAATCCAGCCCTTGCCATGGCGCTGCGCCGTGGGCGGCTTTCCGATCAATTGCTTGCCGATAGCCTGAAGCCGCGCAACGTGGGCGGTCACGCGGGCGGTCTGGCGCAGATGGGCACAGCGCTGATCGGCGGGGTTATGGCTGGCCTTGATGACCAACGGATTAACCGCTTGTTGCGCGAAGATCGCGAAACGGCGGACGCGCAAATTGCCGCGCTGTATGGGCGAGGCCCTGCGCCTGCCGCGTCGGGTGGCCCTGCGCCGGTTATGCCTGGCAGCCTGCCGCCGCCTATCCCTAACCCTGAAATGACCGGGCAGCCTGCGCCTGCCGGTGGCACGGTTATGCCGGTGGCAGCGCCCGCGCAAATGCCGGAACCACCTGCCCCCCGCATGGTGCGACTGGCCAATGGGCAGGAAATCAACCTTGACGTGTTGCAGAATGCCGAGGCTTCGCCGAACCAGCGCGTAAGGCTTGCGGCGGCTGGCGTGCGGCGTTCCATTGACGACGACCGCGCCGAGCGGCGGTTTCAGCAGCAGATCACCATGCAAGACGCGGCGTTGCGCCGGCAGGAAGCGGCGGCGGCGCGGGCGGCCAATGCCACGCGGCAACCTGACGAATTTGAGCGCTTGCTTGGTCAAGCCGGCATAACCCCTGGATCCCCGCAAGCGCAACGCTTCGCGCAACAACGACTAGAACGCCTTGGCGCGCCACCCCAAACAAACGTTAATCTTCCGGCAAGCGAAACGGCGCTTTTGCGCGCTGATACTGACACGCTCAAAGCGCAAAATGAGGCATCAACACAAGCGCGCGGCCTGATCAGTTTGTTTGACCGTGGCGAGGCTGCAATAAAGCGCTTGCCGACAGAAGGCACCGCCGCACGGTTCCTGCCAATCTTTGGGCAGCTTGCATCTTCCCTTGGTTTTAAGGTGGAGGGCACATCTGACGCTGAAATTCTGGATAGCATTACAACGCAGCTTGCCGTGCTGCAACGCGCGCCCGGCAGCGGCCCCACGACTGATTTTGAAATGCGCATGTTTCTGCGCGCCGTGCCGGAATTGGGCAAGACCCGCGAAGGCAATTTGCAGCTTCTTGACATGGGCCGGCGCTTGGCGCGGCGGCGCATTGAAGAGGCCAATATCTGGCGCCGTAACGCTGGAGCGCCTGACATTATGGATAAGCTTGATGGCCTTGGGCCTGTTTTTAACGAAAACGAGCGTCAAATGCTGAATGATGCAATTGTGGTGTCTGGCCCGTCACCAAATGCACCCGGGGCAGCGCCCGGGGGCGCTTTGCAGCCCGTGCAAGTTTCTTCCCCAGATGAAGCGCGCCGCTTGCCTAGCGGCACCCCAATCATCTTGCCGGACGGCACGCAAGGGCGCGTGCCATGAGCGGCGCTGATCCTTGGGCGGATTTCCGCGTTAGTGCAGAGCCGCCGCCGGCAAGTGATCCTTGGGCAGAATTTCGCGTTACTGAGCCGCGCCGTGGGCCGGTGACGACCGGCGAAGTTTTAACAGGCTTGGGCCGCACTGGATTGGACATTGCCGATAAGGCAGTTCGCACGCTGGCGCGCGGCGCAACCATGAATTTTGCCGATGAAATTGCCGCATCTGCAAGGTCTGGCAGCATTGGCGGCATGACGCCCAATCTTTATGGCAATTATGAGCAAGCCTTGGCGGAAGAACGGCGCCGCGATGCAGAATTTGACGCGCGCAATCCGGGTTTATCGCTTGCCGGTCAGATGGTTGGCGGTGCGGCATTGCCCGTGCGCTTGGCAAGTGGCGCCAGTTCCATGCTTGGCGCCGTTGCGCGGGGCGCTGGCACGGGCGCGGCTTTTGGTGCGGCGGCAGGCTTCGGCGAAGGTCAAGGCGGGCTTGTGCCGCGCTCCCTTAATGCCGCTGAGGGCGCCGTAGTAGGTGGTGCGCTTGGTGCGGCTATTCCGCCTGCCTTGGCTGGCGCCACGGCGCTAGGCGGGCTTGCTGGGCGCTTGACAGGCACAGCAGATAAGACAGCGCCAGCGCAACGGCTTTTCTTGCGCGACTTGGAGCGCGATGCGATTTCGCCGGAAGAATTGCTGCGCAGATCAACGGCGGCTGGTGAGGCGCCGCTTGGTTTGGTGGATTTGGCCGGCGAAAATGTCCGGCAGGCAGGATCAGCGATTGCGCGGATGCCTGGCGAGGGGCAGCGCATGGCTGGCGCGTTGCTGACTGAGCGCGGTGGTGCGGCGCAAGCTGATCGGTTGCGTAGCACTGTGCGCGAAGTGGTAAACGCGGACGATTACACTGACACGCTGGCAAGGGTGGTTAAATCGCGCCGCGAAGCCGGTCAAGAAAATTACGCCCGTGCTTATGAGCGGATGATGCCGAATGATCCCCGTCTTTCACGGTTTCTTTCTGATAAAGACGTGCAAAAAGGCATTTTTGAGGGCATGGAAAGCCTGCGCCGCGATGCGTTAATCCAAGACCGCCCATTTGATCCGTCTGCCTTTGGAATGAGCATTAATGACCAAGGGCAAATTGTGCTTGGCGATGGCCCAATTCCAACACAATTGATTGATGCGGCCAAGCGCGGCTTGGATGCTTTGGAAGAGGCAGCCCGCACGTCAACAGGCGCCGCAACGTCAAAAAGTCGAGAGATTTCTGGTTTGCGGCGGGCGCTTTTGGAACGCGCCGATGAATTAAACCCGGATTTTGGCAAAGCCCGTGCCGCTTATGCGGGTGACACGGCGCTTATCAACGCAGCGCGCGATGGCCGGCGCCTTGCCGTAATGAAACCAGAAGATTTTGAAATGACCGCCGCCGATTTGCGCGGCATGTCAGAAAGTGAACGCGAATTTTTTCGGCTTGGCGTGGCGCGCGGGTTGATTGATCGCATCAATTCAGCGCCTGACAATGCAGAGGCCACGCGGCTGCGCCAAATGTTCGGCACTGAGTTTATGCGTGAGCGTATGCGGGCAATTTTTGATAAGCCGGAAGATTATACGCGCTTTTCGCAGATGATGGATCAGGAATTGGCAATGGCGCAAACCAATCGCGCCATAAACCCGCAAGGCGGCAGCCCGACCATGCCTTTGACGGCGCGCCGTGAGGATTTGGCAACGCCACCGCGCGGGCCGGTCATTGGCAGCATCATCGGGCGCGACCCAAGCGAAGGCTTTAACGTGGGAGACGTCACGCGCGCCTATCGCTTCGGCGGAGCAGATTACGCGGCGCAGCGCGTGCAAGAGCAAGCAAGCCGCGCCCGCAGCGCAAGCGCGCTAGAGCGAAATGCGGCAGATTACGCGCGCATGTTGTTCACTACACCATCAAGTGAGCGGTCTAGAATGGCCGAGGCGCTTTTGCAGCGCGGCATTTCAGAAGGAGCGCGAAACCGCCTCGCTGCTTCGCTTGGTCAAGCGCTTTTGCGAGACGCTGGGATTGTGGGCGGGCAAGCTGACGTTCCTGGAGTTCCGCGACTTTTGCCGCAATAACGCCAAAAACCAAAAAAATAACTCCCATGGTGGCGCCCATGCCAATTCCAGCGCCAAAACCCCAAACGGCCAATTCAATTAATCGCCAAGCATAATCCATCCCCGCACCATACCCGGTTGCGCCCCTTTTGTCATGGAGAAACCCGCCCATGCCCCGTAATGGTTCCGGCACTTACACGCGCCCTCAGTCGGATTACGTCCCCGGCACGACTATCCTGGCCACGTCTGTCAATTCTGACCTTAACGACATGGCACAGGCCCTTACCGCGTCAATTGCGCGGGACGGCCAGACTACGCCAACAGGCAATCTGCCCATGGGCAATTTCCGGCACACTGGTGTTTCGGACGGCACAGCCCGGACGGATTATGCCGCGCTTGGGCAAGTGCAAAACGGTGCCTTCCTATGGGGCGGCACGGCGGGCGGCACGGCCAATGCCGCAACCATCAGCCTGAACCCGCCCTTGGCGGCCTACGCGGCGGGGCAGCGGTTTGCTTTTGTGGCGAGCGCTGCCAATACCGGCGCGGCCACCTTAAACGTCAACGGTCTTGGTGCGCTGGCGCTCAATAAAGGCGACGGCACGGTTGCGTTGATTGCCGGCGATATTCCATCCGGCGCGGTTGTCACGGCGCAACACGACGGCACTCGGTTTCGCTTAATTGATGCTGGCGTTGGTGTTTTTGCCGCTGGCTCCGCCGCTTTGCCCGGCCTTGCCGTTTCTGGCGATCCCAACACGGGGATTTTCTCTCCTGCGGCTGACCAGTTGGCGTTTTCTTTAGGTGGCGTCCAGTTTGTTACGGTGTCTGGCATTGCGATTGGTTTCGGTATTACTGATCCTGGCTATCCGGTCACAATTCAGGCAAACGCCACCACGGGCGCTTTGCGGATTGTTGGACGTTCGGCAGATGATATTTCAACAATGGAATTTGGGAACAGTACCCAAACCGCGACAAACGCGATTATTCAATCCGGTCCTGGTTACGTATCATTTGGGCCAAGTGGTACAGAGCAAGCGCGCGTGGATAATACCGGAGCCTTTCGCTTCAACTCTGGGTACGGTTCCGCCGCGCTTGCCTTCGGCTGCCGCGCCTGGGTGAACTTCAACGGCACCGGCACGGTTGCCATCCGCGCTTCTGGTAATGTATCTTCCATCACGGATAATGGCACAGGCGATTACACGGTGAACTTCACCACGAATATGCCGGATGCGAATTATTCTTACAATGTGGTAGCGTCCAATGGTGGTGAGCCGCTTCGCGTAGGGTTTAATGCGACCGGCGGCGCCACGGTGGAAGTGGCGCCCACAACTTCGGCCTTTCGGTTTTATACAAACAATTCCGGAAATACCGCGCAGGTTGATCCAAAATACGTCAATGTTTCAGTATTCCGCTAGGGAACCATAACCATGCAAGCCATCATCTACCCCACTGACCAAGGCGGCATCGCGGTAATCATCCCCGCGCCGGATTGCGGTATTCCGCTATTCGAGATTGGCAGGAAGGATGTTCCGCCGATTGTGACTTATGAAGGCACGGGTGAGTTTATCACTGATGAACAAACCGACGAAGAGCGGGAAATCATGCGGAAGGTAGTCACGCCCCGCCCCTTCCGCATCATCCCAACATCCGCCATTCCGCAAGATCGCACTTTCCGCGATGCCTGGACCGCTGATTTCAGCGCGCCGGATGGGCATGGCATTGGCGCCGATGCGTGGTTTGCCGAACAAGAGGAGGCTGCAAATGATCCAGATTGATATGGCGAAGGCGGTTGAAATTCAGCGCAACCGTATCCGCGCATTGCGTGAGCCATTGCTGGCCGCGCTTGATGTGGAATTTATGCGCGCGGTGGAAAGGGCCGATGAGGCAGAACAAGCCCGAGTGGCGGCTGAAAAGCAAAGGCTACGGGATTTAACCAATGACCCGCGCTTAACTGCGGCACAGACGCCCGCCGAATTGGCTTTAATCCTTCCATAAAGGAGTTACCTTCATGGCCATGATTGACCCGCGCGACTTTGGGCGGCTCGAAGCCGAAGTGCTTGCTTTGCAAAAACAAGTTAGCGCGATGGCGGCTGACATGACTGCGGTGCGATCTTTGCTGGATCAAACCAAAGGCGGATGGCGCGTAATTATCGCCGTGGCTGGCATGACAAGCGCCATAACCGTTCTTGCAATCAAATTCTTGCCGTTTTGGCCATTTCGATGACCAAGGAAGAATTTTTTACGGGGGTGGTCTTGGCTGCCGTGTCAGGGTGGATTGCAGCGCTTGGGCGCGAATTGAAAAACGAGCGTCGGCGCTTGAATTGGAAGCTGGTGGCCTTGGAAACCCCGAGCGCCATTTCCTGCGGCTTGATTGGTGGCGGTATTGCAATCATGGCAGGTTGGACGCATCCCTTAGCGATTGCCGCTTGCGCTTCCATAGCCGGGCACATTGGCAGCGCGGTCATGATGGCATTCATCATCAATTGGCTGAAAAAGCGTGCCGGCAATGAATGACACCATGGCCGCCGCGCTGAAATCGCGCAACCCTATGAGCAATGAGGATTGCGAAGTTTTGGCGCGTATCCTGATGGGCACGCCTGACATGCGCGGCGAGCGTTACCCTGTCATGCAACAAGCCGCGCCATTGGCGCCAACCATGCGCGAGCAAGGCAACGCGCTGCGGGCCATGCTGGCAAAGCGCCCGGAAGAATTGACCGAGGCTGAAAAGCCGATCATGGCCACGCTGGAAGGCTTTATGATGCAAGGCGGGCCGTTTCCGAAAATTGGAAAGTGAAGGATTGACCATGCCTTTTGACGATTTCGACTGGAAAGCGCTGGTTCGCACCGTGGCGCCGGCCATCGGCACCGCGCTTGGTGGGCCAGTTGGCGGCCTGGCCGTGCAAGCCATTTCCAATGCGCTTTTGGGAAAGCCTGACGCGCCGGAAGAAGAAATTGCGCTTGCCGTGTCCAAGGCGACGCCCGAGCAGCTTCTAGCCCTAAAAAAAGCGGATCAGGACTTTGCCAAGGAAATGCGCGCCTTGGACATTGACCTTGAGCGCATTGCAGCGGGCGACCGCGACAGCGCCCGGAAGCGCGAGGCCGCGACTGGTGACAAGATTACGCCGCGCGTCCTTGCCGTGGTGGTGGTAGGCGGTTTTCTTGGCATGGTGGCGGCGGTTCTTTTGGGCAAGGTGAGCGGCATATCCGATCCGGTGGCGGCGGGCATGATCGGGACGCTTATCGGCTATGTGAGCGCCAAGGCGGATCAGGTTGTCAGCTATTATTTCGGCTCCAGCGCCGGAAGCGCGGCAAAGAATGCCACGCTTGACAAATTGGCGATGCAAAAAGGCGAAAGGCAATGATTTCCGCCCGCTGCGAATTGCGCCTGGCCGGGGTGCATCCTGACCTTGTGCGGGTGGTGCGGCGCGCCGCGGAAGGCGGGGCGATGTTTCGGGTGACGGAAGGCTTGCGGACGCGTGAGCGGCAGGCGGAACTTGTCGCCAAAGGTGCATCGCAGACGATGAACAGCCGTCACTTGACCGGCCACGCGGTGGATCTGGCGCCGCTGGTCGGGACGGATGTGTCATGGGATTGGACGCACTTCTTTCCGCTTGCTGATGCCGTAGCCGATGCGGCGCGCGCTGAGGGCGTTCCGTTGATATGGGGCGGCGCATGGGGCCGGACGGTGCAAGACTGGCCCAAGGGCAGCGCTAAAGCGGCGCAGGATGCCTATGTGGCGGAACGGCGCGCGGCGGGGCAAAGGCCGTTCCTTGACGGGCCGCACTTTGAATTGCCGGCGGCGGTTTATCCGGCGGGGTGAACCATTTTCCTGATGTCGGGAAAATGGTTGAACGCTCCGGGAATTCCAGATGGTTCAGGTGTCAAGCAATCCTTGACAGGTGAACTTGTAAGGATTGCTTAATAGTTGAACCTTCAAGTATCGCTTGAAGGTTGCGCCATTGCCGCCCTCGCCCGTAGCGCGGCGGCGCATAGGGATAGTGCAGTAGAAATGCCTTGCCCACGTTCAAACAGAATGGAACCGCCTGGACCGTTTAGAGTTCCGCATTCCGCCGCGCCGCTATAGTAACGCGCCCATGTCCACCCCTCCGGCACCAGCGTAACCGCCGCGTCTAGGATTTTGGTAAAAAACGTCGAACCTTTCAACACATGATTGTCGTCGTTGTGACAATAAGCCATGCCGCGCCACGAGTAGCCAAGCGCACTCAAAATGGCGTTGTCCAATTCCCTATCCGGCCCGGCTGCCTGTTCGCAGCGGTCGGCAAGGGCTAAGAGGGTGGCGGGGTTAGTCATAGCCCGGCCTCCGTCATTGCATCCGCCGCGGCTTTCAGGGCCGCAACCATGCGTTGAAATTCGGCGCCATCGCGCGGGGTGAGGCTGAACGGAATATGCGCGCGCATGGGCATGTTGTATTTGCCGCCTTTCGGGGTAGGACAAATCTGGCCCTCAAGATGGGCAAATGTGGTCCAGGCGTCGTGATTGACGTCCACGCCTGATGCGCGGTTATACGTGCGCCATTCGATGCGGTGCGGTGCCAGCGCCCGTTTCATGTAGCCCTCGAGCTTCTGATACGGGCGCTCCCCAAGTGCGCCGAGCATTTTGCACTGCGCTTCATATTCAGCGCGAGCGGCACGTTCAGCCGCTTTGGCCTTGCGGTATCCGCTTGTGTCGCGCGTTTTCAGGGTTTCGATTGCTTCGTTAATGACCTTGGTCATTCCCGTTCCTCCTTCGCGGCAGCAAGCACGTCATCAGCAAGGGTTGCAACTGGAAAGGCTCTGCCGATGGGACCAAGGCTTGGCAACACAAGGTCGGCATCTTCAGGCAGCGCGCGAAGAAACGCGGCGATTTCTTCCGCAACTTGCGCGCGGCATCCTGGCTGGCAGCGTTCACAATCGCAGCCACACCCATGGCGCGTGGCCGCATCCAGCGCGGCGCGGATGGGGTCAGTCATGGCTTTACCCTTTCAAAGCTAATCGCCCACACCCAGGGGTTTTCGTCCCAGGCGCCGGGAGCGTTGATCTTGTTCCAGATGTTGGCAAAAGCGCCGCGGTGCGGCATGAACCATGCGCCGCGCCCTACCGCCGTCATCAACGCCGCAGCAGTCGGCGGCTCGGTGGCTGGCGTCACGCCTTCCGCCCGCGCATCATCCTCGGAAATATCCTGCAACCGCTCCACGCGAATATCCGTGATGCGGAGCGTGATGCGCGAAGCCCAGCGCGGCATGTAGATCGAGGGGCGCCAAGATACGCCGCCGCTGCTGCGATCCCATCCCGCCTTATAAACGGCTGCCTCATGAGTATCCTGCGGGTTCGGCGTCTGCTGGACGCCTTCGCTGCATCGGTAGGCGCTTATGGGGACGGGCTTCCAAGTCTCCCGCACCCAAAGCTGGTCGCCGGGCTTGCCGTAGGGGCAGCGAAGGCCGGCGTCCCCGCCGTTCACAATATCCTGATGATCCCAAATAGCGCCGAAGGTGGCTGGGCCGGGTTGTGATTCGCCGTTGCGGTCCATCCGATGTGGGTGATATGGCCCAACCTCAACTGTGGCATTCGGCCACGGCTGGACCTTCATCACCCGCCGCGTTTGCGTTTTGCGGCCATCCAGGATGGCGCGGACCATCTCGCCGCTGAATAGGATCGGGCGGTCAGTCATCATCTGACCCCCCAAGACGGCATAACTCGGCGTGGATTTTGTCAATTTCACCCGGTTCCATGAGCGCGAGTATCCCTACGTCTGTTAGCACCCACGGTTCTTCATAATTCATTGCCCATCCAATCGACGGATTTATAAAGCGGCGCCCCCTGACAGAAGCCTTGACCCTGTCAGCAAACGACACCGTTTCACATATCCCCGGAGTAATCAGCGCAGCCAACAAGTCCTTTTCATGCTTGGGCATACCATGCGTCAGCACTTGTCTCGATTCCCGCAAAGAGCCACGCAGCATTGCGCGCCGGGCTTGTTCAAGGCGGGCGTGCTCAAGGGCAAGCGGTGTAAGGCGCTCAGTCATTGCCTTCACCTTTCAGCGCGCGGATGGGATCATTGGCCTGATGATCCGGCCATGCGTCCCGATCTGCGCGAATGATGTCTTCGCTGAGAATTTCCTTCTCTGCCAGCGCGCGGATGGCGGCTTGCCATATTCTACTCGCCCACCATTCAGGATTGCCGATAACGGTACCCTTCGGCATCTGGCGTTTCATCCATTCCAGAAATTCGGGCGGCATTTCGCGCTGCGCCGCTTCTTCCAGCGCATCGCGCCGGGCATTCTCCATCAGCGCATCGGTATCGTGGTTCAACTCGGCAAGCCATTCCTTGCGCGCGGTGGCGATGCGCGCTTCCACTTCGGCGGGCGATAGGTCTTCAGGCGAGCATGGGCGGAGGTAGCGCGTGCGCTCTGTCATGCGGGGTGACGTGCAAAACTCCCATCCGTCGCCCGTGTCCCATGCTTTTCCGTCTGCACACCAAAGCATCGGGTAGGGCGCGGCGATACCCACCGCGGCACAGACCCAATGCCACCCATCCCGTTCCGGGTTCAGCGGCACCCCAGGGCGCGCGGGGTCGGGCCATCCGTTGTTATCGCTCATTGTGTTTCTCCTAGTGCGGCGTCATGCGCGGCAAAGCACCGCTGCGCCCATTGTTGATTGGTCGCAGCCTTTTGATCTCCATCAGCCGTTCCTTTGGCCGCGTGTTGGTTGGCATAAAATGCAAATTGCTCGCCCGCCTTATGCAGCGCGCGGGCGGCTGCATCTGTCGCCTCCCGCAACCGCGCGTTCTGGGCCTGTAACGCAGCAGCCTCGGCACAGAATTGCGTAGTGCTTTGATCCCGCGCGCATCCACCAGCCTTGAGCCTTTCGACCTCAGCCCGCAGCGCATCACGCTCGGCGGCAAGGGATCGGAGGGTGGCGGCGTTCCGGTCCATATCAAGGCGGTTCAATATCAACGCCAGCCGTTCAGCTTCTTCTGTGGTTATGGTCATTTCACTTTCCCTCCCATCCACCACCGCATTTTTATGTGGCGAAGTTCATCTGTTGATTCCCACCAATTAGGCGACTGCATAGCGTGGTGATATCCGATCCTCAACTTGACAATGCGCGCCACTCGCTTTGCAGACATATTCCGCAAGACAGTTGCAATCTGCGAATTGTTGGCGCCAGTCCATAAGCGCATATACCAAATACAAAGCAGGCGCAGACCGTCAGTGCTACGCTGTATCCGCCTAGCCGCTTCTTCCGTGGTGATGGTCATGTCAATAGCACCAACAGCGCCGCAGCATAAACCGCCAACGCTATGCAACAGTGGAAGGCAAATGATTTGAAAGCCCTTTCCAGCTTCAGGATAGCCGTGCGCTGCGCCGATGCGTCAGCCTCTAGCCATTTTACGCGATCTTCAAGCGAAGGTTGCGAGGTAGCTTGCACCGCCTTGCGGTATTCTTCCCACGTCATTTCTTCCGCGCCTCCGTCATTGCATCGGCGTATTCGTAAGCGTCGCGCGCAACATCACGGGCATGATAGTCATAGCGCGCCAACATTCCCAAGAGCGCCGCCATCGCAAATTCATCGCGCAGGGTTTTGCGGTCATGCACTTGAATAAGAGGGCCAGGACCAGCAGCAAGCAACCTTGCCCGCCATTTAGCTTCGGTTTCCTGCACGGCAGGCGGCGTGTCGCTGACATAGACCTCGCGGATTAGGTCCATTTCGTGCATATCCTCAACATCAGACCAGCGGCCTTCATCGGTCCAACAAGGCGCGCCGTCATTAAAACCAACCGCCCAAAATTTCCATTTTTCGGCACGATAATCCACATGTTTCATCGGCCCGATAACGCGCCCGTTCCGCGTCCGATAATACGCGCCTTCACGGATTTTCATATCACCGCTCCCAAAATTGCCAGCGCCAGAATAGCGCCGCAGATTGCCAAGATTGCCAGCGCCTGACCGCGCGTGATCGGCGTGAATTGCCGATCAGGGCCAGGGCCGGGATAAAAGCCGCCGGTCATGTGTGTTCCTTAAAAAGGCAGGTCATCGTCAAGCGCGCGGTCATCCGCAACGCTACGGCG